AATGAAAGTCAGCCTTTAATTGCGCTTCTTCTTCAGGTGTTATCCCTTTACCAGTTTTGGATATACTCTCGTCATTCTTTAATTCTAGGTATTGCTGCATTATTTGATAGGTAGTCATCCGATAAGCAACTGCCCCAGACGCAGCAGTTCCTAATCCATAAGCAGCTAGCCGAGCCCCTGGCAGTGGGATAAGTGCTACAGGCGCACCAACAGCGACACCAGCCCCCATTGATGCTACAGAGTAAGCAAGATTTTGAGGGAATTGAGCTAGCTCAGCTGTTAGTCCTTCCCCATATTTCTCCGTTGTTTCAAGGATAAACTTATTTATATCCTTACTAGCATCTTCAATATATCTATCAGCCCAGTCCCTGTCTGTAACACTCGCCCCTTTTTCTCCCTGAAATGCTTGCAGAACACTCGCCCCTACTTGCTGAGGGAGCATAGTTAAACCTTCGCCAAGAACCTTTGCTCTACCCCAGGGGTCTTCTAGCCCCGCCCACTGTTCCCCTTCTTCCCTGAAAGCACCCTGCATTGCTTGAACGTATTGTTGGTCTTTATCAAGCGGTATTCTGGGTGGCTGTGGTGGAGTGGCAGGTGTCATCTTGGATACAGGCGTACCCCCAAATAATATTCTTTTATCACGCTCTGTAGGCGGGTTTCTAAACGGATTAGGCATTTAGAACCCCACCGTTTTTATACGCTGTCCATCTTTTCCATATGGGTTGGGCATTAAAACTTCACTCCATTAAATAGGTCAAAATCCCACAGTCTTAATTCTTGGTGCAAAGGCAGATGGTCTTAACCCTCTTTGGTACTGAGGCTGGCGATAAAATTCCTCTTTAAGTTCAGGCTTTCGTTTCCTTAGAAACTCTGCCCAACTTTCCTCTTTTTGTTCAGCAGTACCAGTAGGTGTAGTAGCCCTGAAACGACTCAACTCACTGCTATATTTACTCTCATACCAATCTCTCCATCGCTGTGTTCCTGTTAATCCAGACCTCGCTTCCTCAAAGGCAGAAGTATAAGAAGGGAGTGGTTCAGGGCGGAGTCCTTCTTGGCGTTTTCTTTCTATGTTCTCTAACCCACCTACGCCCCATCTCCCCATTGTCCTTTCGTACCCTTGCATCTGCCCTGTTATACCCGCTTTTTCATAGGCAGCTTGTTGTATATCATAAACATTACGATAGAACCCTGGGCTTACTGCTTCCCCTTCACCTTGAAGCATATTCTGGATTTCAGCACTCATACCTGAAGTTAGCCGTCCTACTTCAAGTGCAGTAGCCTCATTCATTTGAGGTTCACCCCGTGCATCGTAGGTTACACCCTTTAGAGCTTCAGTAAGCTGTGGCGACCACTTCTCCCCAATAGCTTCTCCACCTCGTGATACTCGTACTCCCCGAGGAAGTTCCCCCACATATTCACCTTCTACCACATAATGCCAAATTGCATCCCCTTGCTCCCACGTGATGAGACCAGAAGCCATATAGCCACGCATTTGTGCTTCAAGTGCATCTTCGGTTGTATATGCCTCTTTAATGGCATTTAGCATACCTATTCGTAAGCCAGTAGAGCTTTCAAGAAAACCCTCTTCCTTCCCCGGCCAGATGTTTATTGGGGGCTCATAAGGTGGTGGGGCAACGTACCCTGGTGGTACTTCATACTCATAATTGTATGGCATAGCTTATCTCCTGTTTTTCAGATAGTCGGCAAAGAGACTATTGTAGTAATCCCTTGTAGACAAACCCCATCCTGCTGGGCGGGGGAGTTGATTAGGCTGGTAGCCTGGTTGAGAAGGTCGGGGTTGCTTGTTACCTAGCTGCCTATCCCTTTGAAAGTGGTAAGGCTCGCTTCCCCTCACTGCACTAGATTCTGAATTGTTCACTTAACTCCCCCTTGTGGAGGAGGTTGTGCCATAGCCCCTTGACTTTCCATCGCCTCCTGATTCGCCATCATATCCATCTTGTCAACCAAGATGTCGGCTTCTTTCACGTATCCTCTGTCCGTTAAAACCTCAACCGCCCTTTTCATCATCCCTTCAGGGCTGTGCTCGTATATTTCTAAAGCCAGCAAGTCCTGCACTAATTTGGGGTCTTGGAGTTTCAGTATATTCTCGTGTATCCAGGCTTCGGGCAACCCAAGCGATTGAGCCATCTGCGCCACCTGATAGGTATCCATCTGAGTCCACGGGGTTTTAGCAGTAAACTCCACCTTGATTATATGAGGTTTCTTTAAGTCTACAGGGGTAACTTTGTAATGGTAGTATTCCTTCTTCTGTTCACCCTGAATTTCAACCTTTATGCCACCAGCGAGGAGCTGCTCCTCAACCAATCTACAAGCGTCAACATAAAAGTTGTTCAAGTTTCTTAACTGTGGATTAAAGACCTTATTCCCTGCTTCCTGCGCCAGATTATAGAGAGTCCCTGATGGCGCTGGTGTGCCCACTGGGATTTTAGGTAGTGTCCCCTGCTCCACCTGCGAAGACAGCCACTCCATCATACCGACTACAGTCTGTGGGATTTCCTTCATTGGCGATGGCTCTATTTTGTTCTCCCCCATTGCAAGGTTTATCACACCGCCAGGGTCATTAGTCATACCATCTATACGTATCCCATTAGAAGCCATATAGTTTATCAATGGCTGGTCTGCCAACCGATTAGCGTGATTAGCTATCATTGAGACAAACCTGTTCCTGACTGCATTTACATCCCTGTCGGCAGCAAACAGACTTTCCCCGTAACCCTTTAATTTAATCCCATCCTTACTAGCTATTGGGGGTCTGGTTGCTACGGGCATAATCACAATAGGCATAGAAGGTATCTTGAGAACTTCTGCCTCTTTAACGAGCTTATTATCGCAAACCAGGGCATTGCCTATCTTCTCTTCATCCTCGTATTCCCAGTACTCAATAAATTCGTTAGTCTTCTTAGTTGCCCTGAATTGCCACCGACCAAGACTCTCTTTTGATTTGAATGTTTTGTAGCCAACTTTCGTAAGCCCATTATCCCCAACCTCATAAACCAACCACCTCGGGTCCCAGTTGGTAAAGTTGAAGATAACATCTTTACCTCTCTGCTCTACTAAAAATCTACCAGCCCGCCACCCTCTTACCGCAGCGCACCAATCTCCCGACTCTCGGAGTGGGGGAAGTAGCAAACGCCTTAACCTTTCGTCAGCCGAGTTGAAGGCAAAGTAGAGTAACCTCTCTAATTTACCAATGTCTTCCCTTTTATCCTCACCTTCCGCCACTGCCATACTAATCATAATCTGCATTTCGGATGAGGCAAGTGTAGAGCAAACCTTATCTGAAAATACCCTTAAATCGTTGGAAGTAACGACAATATCGCTCTCGTGTCCTTTAGTTTTGGTGTAAATACCAGCATCGTAGCCAGTTTTCTTCGGTGTGGGGTTCATTGCCCAAATATCGTAGTCTATATCCATTAAGTCCCATAATTCATGGAACTCGTCTCTTGCTTTCTGCTCAAACCACTCTGTTATCTTCTCTGGGTTTGTTTCCATCACTACACCTCTGCTATAATTATACCATTTACCATATTTTTACGCCGTGCACATAGTAAGACGCCTCTACCTTACCTCTGGCACGCTTGAGCATCTCATTAGCAATCATTAAACTCATTACAGTATCCCCGTGAGTTCTCCCTGTAGGTTCAGGATGCCCTTTTACCCATTGGTAGTCCATCATTTCCTGCACTTGAGGTTTGAACTTCGTAATTAAACTGCCATTATTGATAGACGCTATCAGCTGTACCGTGCCCGTGTATTTGTTAGATGCGTTAGTATTCCAACCCACCTTTTCCTTCCCTGTTATGTCTTGATGCTTCTCCCTCTTCTTATCCGCCTCACTGGAATATAAGTTAGTGTAGCCGAGTTCTTGAACTTTGCTTGTAACGGCAATACCCAGTGAGTTATTCTCAATTCCCAGCAGACAGTTGAAGTATTCCTTGCACAAATTGACCGTTTCATAGGCGAAAAGGTCAGTTCCCAATGTGTTTGTGTAAATTACAGCAGCTACTTCCGCATCCAACCCCTGTTTGCCTATGATTGTGCAGACCGAATAGTCCAGCCCTACCCCCTCACCGACATCTACCCCCGCCACATAGCGAACTCCTACCCTCGGTGGACTGAAAATATGGATAAATCCCTGCCTTGTTTCAGGCTCTCTGGTATTATCCCATAATCTTTTTAGCACATCTTTGTTAAAACAGGAAGTCGCTGACAACGGCGATAGCGCCTCCTCCGCAGTTCTCGGGTAATTAGCCTCCACAACCCACAGAGTGCTCTCATTCTCCTTTACCAGTGCATCATAGAACGATTGGTCTCTGTCAGGACGAGCAAACACACCGTAAAATAGAGCCTTAAACCCATTTGCCCCTTGCTCAGGATAGCCAGACCCCTCCGCAGCCTTCCAAAGTTCCTTAAAATAAGAGTCGGGCTTGGTTTTGTCTACAGTGGATACACAGGCTAGCTTCCTTCTAGGGTCATCCGCAACCGTAGCCTTTGTATGACCTAGATTTACCTTGAAAAGCTCGTGGAAATCAGCCTCATCATGTATTACCCTCCCCGCTGTCTTACCTAAACCAGCACTCTCCGTAGAAGGGAACGCCTGTATTACCGACCTGTTCTCCTTAAACCCGAACTGCTCAGATGAATTAGGCTCTAATGTGTATACCTTCATCCACTCAGGTAAGTTTTGGTAAACTACCCTGGACTTCATTAACAAGTCCTGCGACTCTACCATACCCTTTGAAATCTCTAATACACTCCACCCAGGTATAGTGTATATCTCCCATAACGCCTGTATCGCTAATGCCCAACTTATACCAATTTGCTTGGCTTTCACTAAAGCTATGAACTTGTAATCGTTCAACGCTTTGTAGAAATCTACTAAATGTTCCCATAATACATAATCCGCCGCTAACTCACCAGGCTCCTGTATCTTTACATACTTTAGAAAATACAAGGGGTCAGCATATACCTTCGTTAATTCCTCTAACCTGTACTCTGTCTCTTTATTCAAATCTCCTACCTATTTCGTAAACCTTACACCTAGTTGCTCTAATACTTGGTGAAACCCATTCGCTAATCCATCTACCTCTCTCTCAATGAGTACACTGTTAATATATACCTCATTGATAGCATGCAATACCTCGTGAATGAAAGTACAACTCAATTCCTCATCACTCATCTCACTACGTAACTCAATCTTCCTCAAAAACCCACTGTGGCTGCCCCTTAACCCCTCACTCTCTAACCCCCTGTCATTCCCTACTACTACCTCATACGTGTGCCCCCCTACTAAAATTTTATCGGGTATCTTCATTTATTTCTCCTTTACATAACTATAATTGGGATTTACTTGGTTAACCAGCTTCATACCGTGAATTAAATTTAATGCCAGCATCTTTTAAGAGATTCTCTAAATACTTAATCCTTACTTCTAATATTGTGATTTGTCTATGCCTATCATCACTTACTAACTGGAGGTTCTCTATTCTGTTATCATCCCTAACGTGGTTCTTGTGGTGGACTATCTCCCACCGATGTAAATTCCTGCCCAAGTGCTTCGCCATTACTAGGCGATGTTCCATTACATAGCCAGTACTACCAGCCATTATATGAAAGAAGTCTTCTGGATAAACCCTGATAAATACATACCCCTGTTTGCTTATCCATCTACATTTTGCCCGTTTACGCCTAAACCCTACCAAAGATGCCCTATAACACCTATTGCATAATCCTGTGAAATTAGATTCCTTTGTTGATTCAATTTGAACCCAACGACATTTTAAGCAATTCGGACATTGATACCATATAAACGGTTTATTATAATTTTTCCCTAACTCTATTCCCTTCCTTATTTCACCAATCATAGGAACTATCGGCGATACTTCTTCTTGTAACATCTGATACCCCCTTTACTATATTATACCACACTTGTGTTTTTTGGGGCATCAAGTCAAAATTTTAATGCTGCGTAGTGTGGGGCATATCTGCTACTTGTGCTTGTCGGTCGTATAGGTGTGGATGGGTGTCGTCTTCCTTATAATCCACGAATTCACAGCAGCGCACAGCTTACCGCAGCAGTTCATAATCAATATACCCACACTTCTATTATACCACCTA